ATCACGAAGTGACCGCGCAAGCGCGGTGAGGCGCTGCGCGGAAAGTGAAGGGGAGGCTCGCGCCTCCCCCGTTGGATTAGATTTCCTCGAATGCTTCGGGATTGCTGGCAATCAATCTGGCAATCTCCCGTAGGTTGCCCAAGGTGGCATTGCAGGCATCGGCCTTGCCCGTTGCAATCATACGGGCAACGGCAACAGTCATCCGCGAAACTTCGAATGGTGTTAATTCTTTAACCTCACCCTCGCTAGTGTCGTTGCTTGGCTTGGCGCGATTTGTGCCCGTTGCATCCTTGGCAACCTTGGCCAGTGCCGCCAAGCTCTTTGCATCGCGCATTGCCTCGGCCTTGTCGGTGGTTCCGCCTGTTAGCTTAAGCTCACCGTCCTCGACCAGTGCTGTCATTCCCTCGGCACGGATTGCACGGGCAATGCCGATTGCATTGGTTGCCGTTGTCCATATCGAAGCATTAGGTTCACGATTGAAAAACTCTAATTGCAGCGCCGTTTTGTAAGCGGTTTGTGCAACCTTGCTAATCGCGCCTTGCCCGTTGCGCTTCCACGGCAAATCATCATTGCCCAATTCGTTAGTGCCCGTGCAAGTGACATAGGTGTGAACGTCATCACCCTTGCCGATAATGTCGAATGCCCAAGGGTGAGCCGCTACGTCATCGCTAGCGAATGCTGCGACCATAACTGCCAGCGCCGTTGCGCCCTTGGCCTTGCCTTGCATCGCTAGGGCCTTGCCCGTTACGACTGCCGTTGCTGCGTCCTGCAATGCTTCAGACCATTCGTTAGTAACCTTAATCGTGGAAGCCTTAGAAGCCTTTGAAACTGTTAGTGCCTTAACCATATCGAATCACCTTTTCTTTTGAGGCAGGGCAACATCGCCTTGCCTCACCCTTTTACGGATGCAACCATACAATGTCAAGTGTGACGCAATCCCTAGCTTAATCGATTAAGGAAAGGGGAGGGATTAAAGCAACGGGGGAGGGGTTCGGGAAGCAAGCAATCCGTCACCCCACGCACCCCCAACCCCCCGAATGCAGCAACGGAGTCCCACAAATATATATACATACTATTATGCTCAAAGGATCACAAAGACACAGAAAACCGCAAACCCCCCGGTACCTTTTTCAAATCAAGACCCCCCACCCCCTATTTTTTGTAGCTACATTAAATCTGGCCCGCACTTAGGAAACACCCCCCGTCAATGGTACCTTGACATTGTTTAACCCTATGGTATTATTCCCCGTCGCACTTCGACATTGCGGCCTTTTCGGAAGGGGTGGTGCCCCCCTCGCAGTCCGCGCCACCCCTTTTCCCTTCATAAATCTGCCACTTACGTGGTATATACCCCACCCATGCCTATAAACGACCCGATAAAGCAGAGGGAAGCGAGCCGTAGGCACTACGAGCAAAACCGTGACCGCGTTATTGCTAAGGCCAAAGAAACCAGCAAGGTAGCCCGAGAACGCATTCGTGCATTTATAACCGCCCACCTCAAGGCCAACCCATGCGTAGACTGCGGGGAAACAGATGCCATCGTGCTTGAGTTCGACCATGTAACAGGCAAAGACTTCAATATATCTGACGCTGCGCGCAAAGGCGTCAGTATAAAAAAGCTAAAAGATGAGATCGCTAAGTGCGAAGTGCGCTGCTCTAATTGCCACCGTAGGAAGACCTACCAGCGTAGTGGTTTAACACACAAAGATTAACGCTTTACTTACGTCTCCCTACGCTGTTATACAGCACGCCTGCTCCCTCAAACCGGACGCTGCGCTACATGCCCGTGATTAAAGTTGAACCTACTGACGAGTTCCCCATTCCGTTTAACACGGATACCAAGCCGACTGAAGATTATCTCGACGAGATAATGGTTGCTGCGAACACCGCAGACCTGCTTGAAGAACTTGGCGCACCACTGGAGGTAGACGCGTCTACGCTCCACCAAGAAAAATCTCTGATCGACTCTGCCTTAAAAGGTAAGAATAGCGCAGCCTTAAAGAGCTACCCCGTGGCCTTGGCTGCATCGTCGTTCGTTAGGACATATGGGCACAATCTGGCGCATGATGTAAGCGAAGTCCGCGCTGCGTTAACTAATAAGCTCCTTGAGTTAGCTAACTGCGGCGACACTAAGTTTGAGCTTAAGGCTATTGAGCTACTTGGTAAGCACTCAGATATCAGCTTGTTCACCGAGCGGAGCGAACTCACCATCAATTACAATAGCCCCGACGCACTCGAAGCTGCCATTAAGGAACGAGTCAAGCGGTTGCTGAACGCTAATGTGATCGACATACCCGTTGCTGGTATGGACCTTGACGAAGAACTGGGTGTCTACGCCCCGCCCGGAGACGACGAAGAAGAGGGCGAAGAAGAATAATGGCCAAGCAGGGTCGGCCCAACATGCAGCTAATTGACGAGATATCACTCGATGATATCCCGGGGATACTGCATCAGCTACCCATGCACGAGCAGGAGAAGCTGCTTGCCGAGCTAAAGAAACTGGAAGAGCTTAAGGCTGTCCGTGCAGCGCAGGATAAATTTATACCCTTCGTTAAGGAAGTTTGGCCGACATTTGTAGGGGGACGACATCATGCAAAAATGGCAGATGCCTTCGAACGCGTTGCTCGTGGTGAGTGCAAACGGCTCATTATTAATATGCCACCGCGACACACAAAGTCGGAGTTCGCCTCTTACCTGCTACCTGCATGGTTCCTCGGAAAGTACCCCAATAAAAAAATTATCCAATGTTCCCATACCGCTGAGCTTGCGGTAGGCTTTGGTCGTAAAGTCCGTAACCTCGTAGACACAGAAGTATATCACAACATATTCCCAGACCTAAGTCTCGCGTCCGACAGTAAAGCTGCTGGTCGCTGGAATACTTCGAAGGGGGGTGATTACTTCGCTATCGGGATCGGTGGTGCCGTAACAGGTAAGGGGGCTGACGTCCTCATCATCGACGATCCGCACTCCGAGCAGGAAGCTGCTATCGCAGAAGTCAACCCAGATATCTACGACAAGACCTACGAGTGGTATACATCTGGTCCGCGTCAGCGTCTCCAGCCGGGTGGGTCCATCGTCATCGTGATGACACGCTGGTCTAAAAGAGACTTGACAGGGCAGATACTTAAAGATGCGCTGGCTAACGAGAGCCTTGATGAGTGGGAAGTCATTGAATTTCCAGCGATTCTTCCATCTGAGAAGCCGCTATGGCCTGAGTTCTGGGAACTTGAGGAGCTTGAGAAAGTTAAGCGCGACGTCCCTAACAGTAAGTGGATGGCGCAGTATCAGCAGAACCCGATCTCGGAAAGCGCTGCTATTGTTAAAAGAGAGTGGTGGCAGGAGTGGGAAAGCGACAAGCCGCCTACGTGTGACTTTATCTTACAATGCTGGGATACGGCCTTCGAGAAGACGCAGCGTGCCGACTATTCGGCGTGTACCACATGGGGTGTGTTTTATCAGGCTGACGACACTGGCACCGAGCAGGCTAACATTATTCTACTCAACGCATTCAGGGATCGCATGGAGTTCCCTGAGCTTAAGCAAGTAGCCATCGAGGAGTACAAAGATTGGGAACCCGACAGCATTATCATAGAAAAGAAGGCTTCCGGTGCACCTTTGATCTACGAGATGAGAGCCATGGGGATACCGGTACAAGAGTTTACACCTACACGGGGGAACGACAAAATCTCCCGTTTGAACGCTGTGAGCGACTTGTTTGCGTCTGGACGGGTGTGGGCACCTGCCTCTCGGTGGGCAGAAGAAGTGATTGACGAAGTAGCTGAATTTCCAGCCGGTACGCACGATGACTATGTCGATACTGTGTCTATGGCGATGCACCGCTTCCGTAGGGGCGGATACATTACGACTAACCTAGACGAACCGGAAGAAATACAGTATTTCAAGCGGAACCGTAATCAGGGATATTACTAATGGACATCGACAAGTCAGTTAACCAAGCACCGCTTGGCCTTTCCGAAGAAGATATGATGGATCAAGAGCCTGCGCTTGAGATTGAGATCGAAGACCCTGAGGAGGTAACACTTCGTGCAGGCGATACAGAGATCGTTATTGACCCTGATGACGAGGAAGAGGACGATGAGTTCGCTGAAAACCTCGCTGAAGACATGGACGAAGGCGCTCTTACAGAGCTTGCTGGTGACTTGTTGGGTGAGTTCGAAGAAGATATTAGCAGTCGTAAAGACTGGATGCAGACCTACGTAGATGGGCTTGAGTTGCTCGGTATGAAGGTCGATGACCGGACTGAGCCTTGGCCCGGTGCGTGCGGTGTATACCACCCGCTGTTGAGCGAAGCGCTCGTTAAGTTCCAAGCTGAGACCATGATGGAGACGTTCCCGGCCCGTGGGCCTGTGCGGACGGAGATTATCGGCAAAGAGACGCCAGCGAAGAAAGAAGCTGCGCAGCGCGTCGAAGCGGACATGAATTACCAGTTGACCGATGTGATGATCGAATATCGGCCTGAACATGAGCGTATGCTGTGGGGGTTGGGCCTCTCAGGAAATGCGTTCAAGAAGGTCTATTACGATCCATCACTCGGTCGTCAGACCGCGATGTACGTGCCTTCTGAGGACGTTGTCGTACCTTATGGCGCGTCTAGTTTGGAAGTCGCTGGGCGCGTCACCCATGTGATGCGGAAAACACCCAATGAGGTTGCTAAGCTACAGGCAGCAGGGTTCTACCGTGACATTGAGCTTGAAGACCCTGTAGATAGCCTTGACGAAGTCGAGACAGCTATTGCTGAGCGCATGGGCTTTCGTGCATCGACAGACGACCGGTACAAGCTACTTGAGATGCAAGTCGAGCTTGAGCTTGAAGACGACAATTTTCGCGATGATGAAGACGAAGGTATCGCGCTTCCGTACATTGTAACCATTGAAAAGGGTACACAGACGATTCTGTCTATCCGCCGGAACTGGGACCCCGATGACAAAAAGAAACTTAAGCGCCAGCATTTCGTACATTACCCATATGTTCCGGGTTTTGGGTTCTACGCTTTTGGGCTTATCCATCTCATTGGTGCTTTTGCTAAGTCTGGTACCAGTCTTATTCGTCAGCTTGTCGATGCTGGTACTCTATCTAATCTCCCGGGCGGTTTCAAAACTAAAGGGTTGCGCGTCAAGGGTGATGACACACCTATAGCACCTGCTGAATGGCGTGATGTAGACGTAGCCTCAGGGACAATGCGTGATAACATCATGCCGTTGCCCTACAAAGAGCCATCACAGGTCCTGTACTCACTTCTGGGTACAATCGTAGAAGAAGGCCGTCGCTTCGCTGGTGCAGCGGATATGAAGATCAGCGACATGTCTGGGCAGGCTCCTGTTGGTACTACGCTGGCTATTCTTGAGCGCACGCTTAAGTCCATGTCTGCTATTCAGGCACGCGTCCATTACTCGATGAAGCAAGAGTTCCGGCTTCTTAAGGGTATCATCCGCGATTATACGCCAGTAGCGTATAGCTACGACCCAGTGGAAGGTAGCCGCAAGGCGAAGCAAGCCGACTATGATATGGTCGCTGTTATACCTGTATCTGACCCCAACGCTGCAACAATGGCGCAGAAGATCGTGCAGTATCAAGCTGTACTTCAGTTGGCTCAGACTGCTCCGCAGATTTACGACATGCCATATCTGCACCGCCAGATGCTTGACGTACTGGGTATTACAAACGCCGAGAAGCTCGTCCCGCTCAAGGACGGCGACGATATGAAGCCGCGTGACCCTGTGTCTGAAAACATGGACGTCATCAACGGTAAGCCAGTCAAGGCGTTTATCTACCAAGACCATGATGCACATATTGCCGTGCACACAGGTATGATGCAAGACCCGCAGGTAATGGCGATGATTGGCCAGAACCCACAAGGCCAAGCCGTTACGGCTGCTATGCAGGCACACATGCAAGAGCATTTGGCGTTCTCCTATCGCAAACAGGTAGAAGAACAGGCGGGCGTCCCGCTTCCGCCACCTAATGCCGAGATGAGCGAAGATATTGAGCTTCAGGTTTCACGCCTCGCAGCAGCCGCTGCACAGCAGCTTTCACAAAAGAAGCAGGCTGAAGCGCAACAGCAACAGAACCAGCAGATGGCTCAGGACCCAATCGTCCAGATGCAGCAGCAGGAACTGGAGATCAAGAAAGGCGAACTCGAACTTAAGAAGCAGAAGCTTCAAGTTGACGCCGCCGAAAAGAGTGACCGCCTCGAACTCGAACAAGCACGAATCGAAGCGCAGAAAGAAATCGCTGGCCTACAGGTCGGTGCAAAACTTGCGACGTCTAAGGGTGACTTGGACGCCAAACAAGAAGCTGAGGGTTTGAGGATCGGCGTGGAGCTTGCCCGCGAAAATCTTTCTAGCATTCAGCAACAAGAGGAAGCCATCCCGGTTTCTCCTACAACAGAAGAGGTAACAAATGAGTGATTTACTCAGGCACCTGTCAAAAAAGGTGCAGGACGAGTTGAAGATTATCGAGTCGGACATGGCAATGGGTAACGCCGTTGATTTTGGAGCTTATAAGTATGCTTGCGGCATCTACCGTGGCTTACTCGTAGCTAACAATATCATCATCGAAACCGCAGAACGCATGGAGGAAGACGATGACTAGTCTTATCGACATAGCAGGTAAACCCATCCCTAAGGTTGGTGCAGCATCCGAATTTGCTGTCGAAGACCGGCCTAAGCAGCTTCCTGATCCATCTGGATATCGCATCCTGTGTGCGTTGCCAGACATTGAGAAGAAGACTGACGGTGGGATTATCAAGGCGGACATTACCCTCCAGCACGAAGAACTGCTGACGGTTACGTTGTTTGTCATGAAGCTTGGCCCAGACTGCTACAAGGACAAGAAACGGTTCCCAAGTGGTCCGTGGTGCAAAGAGGGCGATTTCGTCCTTGTACGACCACATGCCGGTACCCGCGTCAAAATCCACGGACGAGAATTCCGCATACTTAA